TGTAGTTCATTAGACTGCACATCATTATCTCTGACAGTGGGAAAGACCACGCCCAAGATGCCTAGGCGTTCTGGGAGAAAAAATGGTGTGTTCAAAGTCGCCAGGTCCGTGAAGGACCATACCCGAATGGCGCAGAGTGGGACGATCCTTCGAAACACTCAAGCTAGGGTAAGCTCTTCGACTGCACGGGGAGCGCAAATGGACTCGCAATCGGGTCCATTGAATTACGTGCAGGATCAGGATTTTCGGATCGTGATACCACCAGCAGTTCAGTTATCTCTTCGGGATCCGTGCCCAGGAGGGTGCGACAAAGGCAAGCTATTAAGCACAAACTTGTTGAGAAGGAAATCAACCCGGCAGGGCATAAGCACTATTGCGAGTGCAAATGGTGTAGTTTATGCACCTGTGCTACGTGCTTGTCCTTGGTGCATAAGCGACTTCGCCGTGCGGGGAATTTTGCCGTCGGCGGTCGCGAGTGTAATTGTCGCTTCTATGATGACACTCAATGCCCGGCCTGCCATAGTTGGTTCTCGGCATGTGGCGAGATGGACAGATATTGCAACCGGTGTTTCACGCGTTATGGAGAATCCAGATGTCATGAGTCTTTATTGGAGACTGATGACGGAGTTGAGGTTGAGATTCAACAGGATGCAAGTGCGTCCGTCTCAGGGCCCAGTGTATCAGATGACAGTGAGTGCGTTAAATACACTGAGGATGAGCGTCGGGGTGTGGAGATTCTCACAGGACGGGGTCTCGGACGCCTCAAGCTCGACAGGAGAACATTGTCGAGAATTGGTCGAAGTGCATTCACACCACTTCGACCTTTTAAGCCAACACCGTTACCAAGGACAAGCATTGGCAAAGGTGTTGGAACAGGACCCGGTGACGATATGGGGACGCAAACCCCAAGTCACCAGGCTAGTGGCGTGATGCTCGAGGAATTAGCTAGTTTCCTACGTGTGCAGCGGATGGGTTTGTTGTTGGATGACTCCATTATTCCGGTTGTTCGGAGGAAAGCTGAGGCATTCTTCCGCAAGAATGAGGTTGATAATGTTGAGCGGGAACGACTCATAGCTGCTGTGATACCATTGGTATTTGATAAGAATCCAATTGAATCAGCCTTGGAAGGTTGGATGAAAGGGAAGAAACAATACCATGTGGATCGAGGGAATTTAGCTTATAAGGGCATGCGGGTGAAGCCCCCGCCGTTTATGTTGCGAGTTGGTTGGTGGATGGGAAGTGTTCTGTGTTGCTTTGGATCTGCGTGGAGGAAGACCCGCTTGATCAAATGGCAATCTAAGAACCCTGTCCGGGTGTTTCCAAAGACTAGCTGACTGTGGGTGGTGCGTGATGTGCCTAGTGTGTGTAGGCTGGCTACCGATGCACAAGTGGGCGATCATGTCACCATCAAATATCAGCCGTACCCTGAGTGTGTTCATAAGTCAAAGGTTACCCAATTAGTCCCTTTGTTTGGAGCCCCTGAGAATAGTGTTTGTACCGCGTACACTGGGTGTGCGGTGAATGAAATGGTTGCTTTGAAAGAGCGCCATGGAATACCGCTGCCACCTGTTGACCCTGATGAGATATTCAGGCTTGGACAACACGATCTCAAGCGACGCCCAGGCAGGATAATTGACCCAATGACGTGGGATGAGTTGATTAAGGATGTGCCTAGCAATCGGCGAAGGAAAGTTGAGCAAGCTAAAATTAGAGTTGACGAGGGTTGGAATGATCGTTTTGCAGACGTGACTGCCTTTATCAAGTTTGAAAAATGGGAAGCATTTGAACTGTTTAGTGAGCTAGAGAAACCAATGGATGTGAAAGCACCCAGGTTGATACAGTTCAGGGAACCAGCTTATACGTATGAGTTGGCCCGGTTTTTACGCCCCATTGAAAAATTCATGTTCAACACAAGTGCCGATGGACGCTGGGTTAGTCCTAATAAGAGACTCTTTTCGAAAGGTTTGACTAGCTGGCAGATAGCTTCGAATTTGGTAAGTAAAATATCAAGATTTGAAAATCCGGTCATGGTTCTTCTCGATTATTCGAGGATGGATGCCACTTTGCGTTTGTTGTTACGCAGGGCCGTTGAGTGGAGCTACTATAAAAGATGCAATCCTTCCTGGTGGCTCGCTAAATTGCTGAAGCTGCAAGAGAAGAATCGTGTTAGAGCGATGTCAGGCCTGTTATGGGTGATCATCGGAACGATGATGTCTGGTGAATACAAC